CGGAATGGCGGATGTTCGGTTGTTAAAAAATGAAAGTCGTCAGCCCGCCATCCGGTGATGGCCATCGTTGTGCTGACAGATCACGGCGTCCTGCCTACCTGTCTTACTTCGATGGATCGGGCTTCCTGCCCTTCTTCTTTGCGCAAAGCTCTAACCCGAGCACGTCGCAAATCTTCGATACGTAAGCCGAACCGAGCGAACATCTGCCGCGAATGTACCGACTGACAGCCTCGCTGTTTGGGCTTCCGTCGCATCGCTTTGCGATTTCGTAAGAAGACAGCCCGAGCGATTCCGCTCGGGCTGCGATGACTGACTGAAGGTGGTCTACCATAGCGTTTTCTGTTTCAGCCTATCAACTGCCGCTTTGCAATATGGTTTGCTGATCTCAATTCCTATCGCTTTGCGACCCTCCAGCTTTGCCGCAAGTAGCGTTGTACCTGCGCCCATAAATGGATCGGCTATAACGTCGCCTTCGTTTGATAGCCTATTGATCAGCCATCGCATCCACTCTACTGGCTTGCTGCAAGGATGTTGCTTGCAGACAGTCGCTTTTCCATCATGCCGAAAACCTGTCGGCCACGATCCTCCGACACGTCCCTGCCGTTTTGGATCTTCTCCGTAGTACAGCACTGCATGCAAACTGGTAAATCCAAAAGGTGACAAACCCTTTCCGTTTTCCTGCCAAATTCCTCCAGCATCGCTTGGCACTGGCATCATGCCGATATGTCGCACTGGGCAAAACGTAGCCACAGTCTTTGCGATTTGGCAACTGAGCGCGATCACAGGAACAACTATTTTTGCAAAGTTTTCCACAGAATCTAGATACTGATCATATGGAGTTTCGTTCACAGGATCTGTGCCTTGACGCTTTCCGGCAAACGATATGCCGTATGGCGGATCAGTGACAACGCGGTCTATTTCTAGCCACGGAAGCAACTTTCGGCAGTCAGCGTTGTATATCGTGATGCCATCCTGATCATAAAATGGCTCAACAGGAATTCGCGTTTGAATCATGTATCAATTCCGTTCTGCTACTTGACACAGGTACAATTCAAACTCGTCTTTTTCCGTTCGCCCGATTGATACCTCATCCATTTCGTACAAGGCTAACAAGTCCTCAGCATTCAGCGTAGCAGTGGTGAATTCGACGCCATCATTGTCTTGGTCTCGCTCCAGTGTGTACCGCACATTTGCGGATTTACTGAGGATCGATAAGCTCAAATATCCGTTGTGCTTTACAGCTTCAATATTTCGAATTGTCGCGTAGCGTGTCATTGTTCTGTCTTTCACTTGGCTCGAAACCCGTCAAGGCGGACCAAACACAACTCGTGTCTGATGATGTGAATATATCGTATATTCGTACGGCGTCAACGACTCTTTTTTGAAATTTTCCAGAAGAGGCAGCACAACAACAAAATGCACATGAGCAGCGGGCTACGGTTTCTCACATGGCTGGCCTGTTTGGCCGCTGCCATGTGATTTTGAGCGTTCTGCCTACTCAGCAGCCTGTGACTTTTGCCACTCCTTGAACGCCGCAGACTTACGCAGCATCTTTTCGACTGTGGCGCTGCGTTCCTGTCCAAACGTCTCAAGGAACGCGGACACGTCCGCAGACAGCCACAGCGTGACCGAGCCTTTCGGCCCTGTTGGGCCAGGCTTGCGCCCGGCCCCCCTCCGGGCTCCGCCTCTCATTTTGACAGCCTTTTTACATTTGCCTTTGTTGCTCGGCAAATCGTGTCTTCAACCTTGCCATTCTCAACTCTGACGATGAACTTACCAACGATAAACAGATCTCCGTTGATGTTCTGTGCGTCGTATTCAAAACCGTTGCGTCCGATAACTGTCGTGGTTGTCATTGTTCTTTTCCTTGGTTTAGTTTGCGTTGCGTTCGACTGAGAGAACTATACGTTGTATCGTTTGATTCCGCAAGCGAGAATCATACGATTCAGAAAGTTTTTCCAAAATAGTCGAAACTGCATCCAAGGAAAGGCAGAACAAAGCGTTGAACCGGAACCGCGAATCAGGCGTTTTCAGAGTCAACGTCAACCGCTCGCGGTCCGGTTAACGCCTGCGTTCTGCCTACTCCGAAACCTGATTCTTCAACCACGCCTTAAACGCCGCAGACTTCCGTAGACGCGTTTCGATTTCATGGCCAGCCGAATTCCCGCCCGACATAAGAAAAGCCCACAGCGTGGGCGTTAGGGCGATATTCTTGTCAACCTTCGTTTCTCCAAGGCCGGGCTTTCGCCCGGCCCCCTTCCGGGATCCTCCTCTCATTCCTGCACCTTTCGTGATCGGGCTTCCAAGATTCCGTCCAGCTGACGAATGCGGATTACCAGTTCGTGCATCAGTTCGCGATTTCCTGTCAGTCGTGTTGGTCGAACCTGTGACAGCAGAGTGTTTCGCAGGCTGATGATTTCTGAGGCTGACTTTTTCATTATTCTTTTCCTTGCTGGTTGTTTGCGTTGCGTTCGACTAAGGGAAGTATTACTTACTTCGTCTGATTCGTCAACGAGTATTCAAACAGATTCGAAAGATTTTCGAAAATAACTGGAAAGCGTTTCCAAAGAGAGGCAGAACAAAGCGTTGAACCGGAACCGCGAACAGCCCGTTTTCAGAATCAGCGTCAACCGCTCGCCGTCCGGTTAACGCCGGGCGTTCACCGTACCTAGTCATCTGGTTCTTCCACGTTTCGCGGACGGCCACGGGTAGCGCGTTCGCTCAACGTGTCGCGGACCTCTTTTGGCAATGCCTTGTTGCACTGCTTGCCGATCCACGCCGCCAAATCCATTCCAGCGGATTTCGCCGCTTCCTCCCACGCTGCCCACCAGTCGGTGGGCTGTGTGGTGTTGCGTCGTTCGTTTGCCATTACTTTGCCGCCTTGATTACGCGACCGTTTAGCAATCGTGTTGGATGAACTCCGCTGTCGATGCTGCAAAATTCTTCGGCTGGCTGTTGTGCATCGTGCTTTGCAACTAGGTCGCGAACGATTTGCATTGCCGATTCCCATTCTTGTGTTCCGAACTTGAACTTGTTGACAACTTTGCGGGCTGCTTCGATTTGCTTTGCGAGTGACATTTTTCGTTTCCTTGTTTGTGGTTATCGTTGCCGTGATGTGGTTATTATACACACCTTATCGACCGCTGCAAGATATTCTACACACATTTTCAGAAAAATATTTTCTGCACAAAAGGACGGGGAACAATTGGATGTAATCGAGCCCGCGATAAGCCGTTTTTGCAATGGAGAATCGACCACGCGGGCCGATTGATGCAAAGCGTTCTACGCACCTAAATTTTTACCCTGCCAGCCGTCCTTCAAATGCCCGAAATCTCGTGGCTCAGTCACCATACCAGCAAGCCCACACACACCACACTCACCGTCATGCCAGGTTGCCATGCTCGGGACTCTTCGTCCGTGTTTTACGCCGCAATCGGAGCAGACCCATTGAGGGTAAGGCGGTAAACAAGAGAAGGTTTTTCCGTCAGTGTTATTTTCACTCATACACTCACCTTCTCAATCCAGCCCCAACACTTCCGATCCGTCTCCGGGTTCCACGGCCTCGCGTCCACACAGCGCCGACCGGAACGTCTGCGGCCGATTTCTTCGGCTTTCAGAATGCAGTCCGTGCGAATGTAGAGCGTCTGCAGGATTCGGCGACGGCTGCCGGATTCGTAGCAGTCAACACGCCAGATGCTGTTTGTCGACCGCAGTATTTCCGATGCTTTACTCATGCCGTGCCTCAGTAAAATTTCTGGCCGTTTTGTTTAATCGATGATCAGGATTCTGCGGCTTTGGCGTGTGGTGTATGTTTCATTTTTCTAACGTTATCTTGACTTGTTTCGAAAACATGTCAATATCTCAACATGAATAATTTTTCCTCCAACCTCCGCCAGCGTCTCGAAAAACAAAATCTATCAGTGCAGGCTTTGGCTGATCTCGCCGGGATGCGCCGCAGTTATCTGTCGCGGATTTTGCACGGGCATCACTCGCCTAGCGAGCGAGTCATGACACGTATTGCAAACGCTCTCGGAATCGAACTTGCAAAACTTTTGAAAAAAAATAATCCTACGCGTTGACGTTCAAAACTTGGAACGCTATTGTCTTTACTGAAGGGAGACAGTGAATGTTTTTTCTAACAATGCTATATTCAGCATGGCGCTGCGTTGCTTGCGGTGCTGTCAATCAACAGTCCTCTGGTCCTGCCTCTGTCTGTTCGTGCGGCTGCTATCGCAGAAACGGAGGTGCAAAGTGATCAGTGAGCTTGCTGCAATCTTCTTTGCTGTCCTCGGCGGAATCGTCTGCTGGGTGATCACCGAAGAAAACCTCAAACGCAACGACCGCGACTAAACCCGAAACGCTCCGCACTGGAGGCGGTCTGCGTTAGGGGATCAGGGTCTTAGATTCTGATTGACCGCTTCCAGTGTTTTTTACCGCTGATGGTCTGCGCTGGGTTCGACTCCCGGCGGCGGAATCGTGGTGAGCCGTGAGACGCTCTTAAATGCCATGGATAGGTAGCCACGACTCGAACAATGAAACCTGCCGCCGTAACCGGCAGACCCTGATTGTTTCAGGGTACGACCGGAGAGCAGTGTGCGATTCGTGCGGAGTCAACACCACTGCCTCTGGTTTTTGAATCTTGAAAGGAAATCAATGTCCGCAAACGTGAAAGGACTCACCGCAGACGAAGTGCTTAACCGTCTGCGAGCTGGTCAACAGTGCCGTCAGTTACTGTATCAAGACGGTCGGATCCGTCATCCGTTGTGGTGGCGTGTTCTGTCTTGGCGTTTTGAAGACGGAACACAGGTCACCGCTTCAGCGGTTGCAATGCTGCGAAGACGTGGACAGATCGCTGTGAGCGAATCTGTGAGCTATCGATTTCTCCGAGTGATCAGCGAAAGGAGTTGCAATGCTTGTGTTGACTCGTCGAGAGGGTGAAGGAATCAGGATTGATGGCGACATCCTGATTCATGTGCTGGAAATCAAGGGCGACAAGATAAAGATCGGCGTTGACGCTCCAAAGGAAACGACGGTCCTGCGGTCTGAGATCAGGGATTACCGGGAGGGAGAGCGGTGATTGATCTGATTCAGGAATGGCGTTTTTTTGTGCCAGGGCTTCCGATTGCTCAGCCGCGAACACGATCGACGGCAAGCGGCCGACATTACACACCAAACAATGGCGTTGTGAAGTGGAAGCGGTCAATTCAGTTCGCTGCACGTCAGCAGTTTTCTGGACTGCGGATGGAAGGACCGTTCCGAGTTGATCTCGAATTTGTGTTTCCACGTCCAAAGTCAATCACATGGAAAACGCGCCCAATGCCGTCGATTTGGCACGTGAAAAAACCAGACCGAGACAACCTTGATAAAGCAGTTCTTGACGCACTGACAGGAATCTTTTGGCACGATGACTGTCAAGTTTGCTCAGGAAGTATCGAAAAGCGAATTGCAGGTGGTGGTGATGAGAGTGGTGTTGAGATTTTTGTTTACCGTTTTGAGGAGATGGAATCGTGAAGATTGTTAGTGGAAAGAAAACCAAACCGAGACGGACGCTGTTGTACGGCGTTCATGGCATCGGGAAAAGCACGTGGGCGGCACAGGCTCCGAATTGCCTGTTGTTGAATCTGGAAGATGGGCTCGACGACATTGACTGCGAACGAACGGAGCACCTGCAGTCACTGGATTCAGTTAATGAAGCGTTGATCTGGCTTGCCAACGATAAGCACAAGTACCAGCACATCGCCATCGATTCGGCGGACTGGCTGGAAGGGCTGATTCACGCTGAAGTCGCAAAAAAGGCCGGAAAAGACTTTGCCGATATCGGCTTCGGCAACGGGTACAAATCCGCGCTGAAGTATTGGGATGAGATCACATTTAAGCTCGACTGGCTGCGGAAGGAGAAGTCAATCGGCGTCATTCTGCTGGCTCACTGTGCCATCAAAAAACATAGCGATCCGGAAACTGATTCCTACGACCGGTATCAGCCGGCACTGCATGACAGCGCCTCAGCGATGCTCCAGGAATGGTGCGATGAAGTGCTTTTCGCATCGTATCGGGTCTTTGTCCGAAAAGAAGACCTCGGTTTCAACAAAGAACGCGGGATTGCGGTCGGCAATTCAGAGCGATACCTGAGGACTCAGGAATCAGCGGCCTGTCTCGCAAAGAACCGACTTGAAGGCATGCCAGCAGAGATCGGGTTTTCATGGTCTGAGTATGCGAAGTGGTTTCCGAAGAGTGACAGCGGTGTTGAGAAAGTTTCAGTTTCTTCAGTACAGAAAGCAGGGTAGTTGAATGGCGAGTTTGATGGATCTGGATTTGAAAAACGTTCAGCCGGGTGGATCGTTCGAACCGATCCCGCCGGGCGAGTATCCCGCTGTGATCGTGAGCAGCGAAAAGAAACCGACACAGACTGGTGGGCAGGGCCTGTCGTTGAAGTTTCAGATTCTGAATGGTCAGTACCAGAACAGAACGCTGTTTGACTGGATCAACATCGTCAACAAATCGACCGAAGCTCAGAACATCGGTCGAAGCCAGTTGAAGTCGATCTGTGTCGCCGTTGGTGTTGAGAACCCACAACACAGCGAAGAGCTGCACAACCGACCGCTGACGATTAAGGTGGCGATCGGCAAAGACCAGAACGGAAACCCGCGAAACGAAATTAAGGGTTACAAGTCACGGACGGAGAGCAACAACCAGCAGGCATCGCAGATGCTGCAGGAAGCTTTTGAAACTCCTGCAGCTCCAGCCGCAAAAGCGAATCCGTTCGCCAAGCAGTGAATCTCCACGACGGCCGCTGCGGTGTAGCAGCGGCATCACGAGTGGCTCGGCAGTGTAGACAGCTCTCACTGCCGGGCTCTTTTTATCGCCTGAAAGGAGTCGCCATGCTTCAAAAACAGTGGTCAGATTACATCGACGATCCGGAAGAGTGGTCTGACCGATGCGCCAGCGATCCACAATGGGTTGCGGAGTGCCTCTCTCGAATCGGCCGTTTCGGCGGCCAGCATCCGACAGCCACAGTTCTGGCTCACAGTCTGGATCTGTTCGAAAAACTGTCGGATCAGTCGCCACAGGTGCAGTTATGGGCACTGTATCACGACGCTCACGAAATCCTGACCAGTGACATTCCTCGAAAGTTCAAACACGAAGACTTGACACGTTTTCAGAACCTCTGCGATGCATTGCTTCAGGAAAAACTGGGCGTTCTCGTCATCGATTCGATCGTCCTGAGAATGGACATCAAGCAGGGTGACCACGAACGCAAATACTGGGAGCACTACCACAGCATGTGGTCTGACATGCGAGTTGCTCACCAGATCGACGCATTTGTAAACCGTACCAACCTCATGAAAGGATTTTTGAAATGAGTGAAATCACAATCGAAGAAACGCAGGCACCTGTAGACGCGTTGATCGTATCGACGCTGGCAGAGTTTCGACCTGACGAACTGGCAATTGCGAACGTGCGTGAGTTCGGAAATCTGACCGTTGCGACGGCTGGAATCAAAGCCGTTACTGAAGCACGGAAGGCCGTGAAGCGGTTACGAATCGCGATCAAGAATCGCGGTCAGGAACTGAATTCAGGTGCGCTTAAATATCAGAGAGCGATCAATTCAGAAGTGAAGCGGCTGATTGCTGAAATTGAACCGATCGAGGGCCGTTTGTCCGCAGAAGAGGACAACTACGAAGCGGAAAAGCTTCGTGAGAAGCAGTCCAAGGAACAGGCGAAACGGGAAAAACTGCAGAGCCGACTGAATCGGCTGGCTGCGATCGGAATTGGCGGTTGCGACATCGCAGCCATCGAGGCGATGGAGGACGACTGGTTTGAAACGCTGCTTCGAACAGAACAGTCAAAAGCAGAACAACGGCTGCAGGAAGAGCGGGAACGGCAGGAACGGCTTCGATCGGAAGCGGAAGCACTGCGAGCGGAACGCGAAAAACTGGAAGCCGAACGGGCTGAAATCAACCGCATCCGTCAGGAGAACGATCGACGCGAAGCCGAAGCACGAGAAGCCGAACGGAAAGCAGCCGAACAGGCTCGGCTGGATGCGTTGAAACCGGAGATCGAAAAGGCGGAAGCGTTCGGCGAGGCACTGCTGACGGATGCTCGTGATGAACTGGTTCGGATTGGTTCCCCAGCATGGGGTGATCAGGCTTTGATTGAGGTTCAGGCATGTGTGTCTGAAATCGTCCGTATTGTGAGGGCTGGAAGATGATGATTCACTTCAATACACGATCCAGCGAAGACTACCAAACGTTCCTTCAGGTCCGTCGATGTCCTGTGTACAGATTCGACGGAACATCGGTCTATGTTCCTGATGAGTATGCCTCACGACTGGGGATGGAGTCCCAGTCCGTGACTGATACCGAATATCAACCGATTGAAGGAATGTTCGACTACCAGCGTGATATCACGTCACTGGCGATTCAGAAGAAACAATATGCCATTTTCGCTGATTGCGGACTCGGCAAGACGTTGATGCTTCTGGAGTTTGCTCGGCATGTGGCGTCTGTCAATCGTGGCGGGCAAGTGTTGATTGTTTGCCCGTTGATGGTGGTGTCTCAGACTATTGCTGAGGCGCAGCGATGGTACGGTGAGAGCATCAGCATCGGGCAAGTGCGGGCGATGGATCTGCAATACTGGCTCGAATCTGGTGATTCACTGAATACACAGATTGCTGTCACGAATTACGAATCGATTCGGGACGGGCTTCGCCCCGGTGATTTGTGCGGGCTGATTCTCGATGAATCGTCGATGCTCAAAAGTCACTATGGTGAGTACGGTAATCGGCTGATCGAGCTGGGGCGTGATGTGACGTGGAAACTGTGTGCCACAGGTACACCAGCACCAAACGATCGAATTGAGTTCGCCAATCACGCCGTGTTTTTGAACCGTGCCAGAACTGTGAATGAGTTTCTTGCCACGTATTTCATCAATCGTGGCGAGACTCAAAACCGCTGGGAACTGAAGCCGCATGCCTTGAAACCGTTTTATCGGTCTCTGGCTGACTGGTCGATTTTTTTGACCAATCCAGCCACCTACGGATGGAAAGACAACGTCGGCACGACACCGCCAATTCACATCCACATTGACAATATCGAATTGACTCCGGAGCAAAGGAAGGCAGCACAGCAACTCACTGGAAGCCTGATTACAAATTCCGTCGGCGGAATCGGGGACCGTGGGAAACTGTCTCAGATTGCGAAGGGCAAGAACGGTATCCCGACACTGAAACCTCAGTTCATTCGTGGTCTGGTGGATTCTTGGCCGGATGAGTCAACGATTATCTGGTGCCACTACAACGATGAACAAGACCAGATGCAGCAAACGTTTCCTGATGCTGTTTCGATTTCTGGTGACACGCCGGAAGATAAACGGCTGCGATACATCGACGCATTCAAACGCGGTGAAGTCAAAGTGCTGATCAGCAAACCAAAGATACTGGGCTTCGGTTTGAATCTGCAGATTTGCACAAGACAGATTTTCAGCGGCTTGAAGGATTCCTATGAAGAATTCTATCAGGCTGTGAAACGTTCAAATCGCATCGGATCAACGAAGCCGCTGAACGTCCATATTCCGGTGACTGAACTGGAAATGCCATTCGTCGATAACGTCCTGCGGAAAGCTCATCGAGTTGAAGCGGACACACTGGAACAAGAATCACTTTTCAAGGAAGTTGGCCATGCATGTATTCGATGATGACAGTCTTTATCACGTGCATCACGGTGATTGTATTCCGCACATGATGGATGAGATGCCGGATGATGCAGTTGACTTTGCAGTTTTTTCACCACCTTTTCCATCGCTGTACGCTTACACCGACAGCGAGTCCGATATCGGCAACGTCGACGCGATGTCTGGGGAAGCTGCCGTGCATTTGTCGTTCATGTTTCATGGGCTGGCACGTGTTCTCAAACCCGGTCGCGCAGCAATCGTACATGTTTGCCAGATTCCTCGAATGAAGCGATCTGGCGGAGTGGGATTGTGTGATTTTCGCGGGACAAACATTCGCCTCGGTGAACGGGCCGGATTGATTTACGAATACGATTGGAGCGTGCGCAAAAACCCGCAGGCGCAAGCCATTCGGACGCGATCGCGGGAGCTTCAGTTCGCTGGTCTGGAATCAGACCGATCAAAGCAACGCGGCACGCTGCAGGATTACTTGATCAAGTTTCGGAAGCCAGGCGAAAACGCTGTCCCGATTAATGCAACCGGGCAAGTCAGCAGAAACGACTGGATCGCATGGGCTGAAGGTTGCTGGGATGACATCCATGAAACAGACACTCTGAACACAGCGGCAGCGAAATCAGACGATGACACTCGGCACATTTGCCCGCTTCAGCTGGAAGTCATTCGTCGCTGTGTCCTGCTGTATTCGAACCCCGGTGAGATCGTGTTCAGCCCGTTTACTGGGATCGGGTCTGAAGGCTATGTGTCTCTCGGTGGAAAGTCGCCAAAAACAGGAAAGCGGGTTGTTGATTCAAGGCGTTTCTATGGATGCGAGCTGAAGCCTGAATATCACAAACAGGCATTGAAAAACCTTGCATCTGCAGTGAAACAGCATCAGTCAGTAAAGCAGGTTGATCTGTTTGCGGAGCTTGAACAATGAACCCCCGCTGGTATCAAACAGCAGCCAATGACGCTGCATGGCATTACCTTGCGACTCAACCGGGGAACCCACTCGTGGTTTTGCCTACGGGTGCGGGCAAGTCGCTGGTAATCGCCATGCTGGCGAAACAGGCCATCGAATTCGGTGCTCAAGTAATCGTCTTGCAGCACCGAAAAGAATTGATCGTTCAGAACCTGTGAAGGGCCGATCTGTGGACGGAAGAAACTCTTTCAACGGATCTGCTTTGAAGCGTTTACTGGCGATCTGATCAAGGAAGGTTTTCTTTGCGAGATCACAAACAAACCTTCAGATCAGCAGATTGACACCAGCTCAGCAAAGATGCGAGGCGGCGAGTTTGTCGAATCAGACCTGCAGCGGATCTTCGGTGGTGATGACACGGTTTTGGAAGCCTGCCGAGAGATCGTTGACAAGTGCCAGGACCGAAGATCGATTCTGGTGTTCAGCTCTGGCGTGTTGCATGCGGAAAACGTCGCTGATCGGTTGCATTCATTAACACGTGAAGACGTTGGCGTTGTTACCGGTGACACGTTTCCGATGGAGCGTGCGAACTTGCTGAAGCGGTTTCGTGATGGTGAATTGAGATGGCTGGTCAATTGTGACGTTCTGACGACCGGATTCGATGCACCATGTATCGATGCAATCGCAATCCTGCGTGCAACGCAGTCACCTGGATTGTTTGCTCAGATGGTCGGTCGTGGACTGCGAAAGCATGAATCGAAAACAAACTGTCTGATTCTGGACTTCGGAAACAACATCGAGCGCCACGGAAGTCTGGACGATCGGGAATATGGACGAGCGAAAACATTCAAACCCGGATCCAGCGAGCCAGCCGAAAAGAACGGACGCGGGAGGGAATGCCCGAACTGCAAACTGGACGTTTCTGTCAGCGAGCCAGAATGCCCGGAATGTGGATTCCGCTTCCCGGGCAGGCATCAGGCGAAAGCAGACACTGAGTCCCAGTTGACGGGCGAAACACCACCGGAAGAACTTTTGGTTGAGGTGTGCCGATGGGGCAAGCACTTCAAACGGAACGATCCGGAAGCCCCCCCAACACTGCGGATTGATTACGAGTGCCAGCCGGTGGAAGGCCCAACTGGCAATCTGAGTGCAAAACACGTCAGCGAATGGGTCTGCTTTTCTCACCCGCAAGGTTATGCAAGGCTAAAAGCGCATGGCTGGTGGCAGAACAGGTCAATTAGCGAAGTGCCAGATTCAGTAGATGAGGCTATATCTCTTTTAAATCGTGGCGCGTGCCGAATGCCAGTGAAATTAACGATAGTGAAAGATGGTAAATACACGCGAATTCAATCCTGCGAATTCATCGAAGAAAAGCCAGAAGAATGGCAAGATGATTTTGAATCAGTTGATCATGAATCATTCAGCGGAATAGATACAGATATTCCTTTTTAGTGGAGTTCAACCATGCGTGTCACAAAAATGAAAACGTATGAACCGGGTACAGTGTTTTACAGATTAACTGTAATTAGCACAGCGAATCCAAGAATTACAAAACAAGGAAGAAAACAATCGATGAGTTTATGCAGATGTGAATGCGGCAATCAAATTATCACAAGGAACGCTGAGCT